GAATCGACGATAACGCCCAGTAGTTGAGCAAGTGTCCCAGAAGGTTCCTTGTATGGAAGGGGCATAAGAGCATTCCGAAGGTCACCACCGGGAGCATCAATATCACGGAACTCGCCAGGAGCAAGCGGCTCATCGTCGTTGCGAATACGAACACCACGAGCCTTGAAGCCAGCAGGGAGATTCGAAAGAGTGCCCGCATCAATAAGCTGACGGAGGATAGATGTCGCTGCACGTGACAAGCCCCCTATAGTATGAAGCAGGCCAAAGCCATAAAAGCCAAACCCAGGAAGAAACTTATAATGAGTAAAGTATTGTCGTTTTCTACGAAGTGGGTCCGCCTCTCGATAGTTTCGCACCACCGCGAGAACCTGTCCTGAATCTTCATCCATAGTGACAATGTAAGGTAGTTTAACGCCCGTAGGCTCACCATCGGGTCCAACATCCTCAAAGCCCTCCAGATCAAGCTCCGTGTGACATTCGACCAATGTGTAAACGTCGTCGCCATACGACGGACGTACACCCTGCAACTCGTTACCAGTCTGCCTAATAGCTCCTTCATCATCTTCATCTCCCGGCTGTAAGTCCACGTCGCGGTACACACCAGCAACCTGCAACTTACGCAACTCGTTCTCCGTCATACGAACAACGTGAGTTACCCGCTCGGCAGTGTTCAAGTCACTCGCCGAATACGGAACAATCAAATCCTCCGCCGGGACAAACTTCGACACAGCCCGCTGCTTGCCCGGATCAAAGTAAACCTTCTTGAAGGTCGATCCAGTCAGCGGCAAATAAAACAGCATCTGATCCGTGTCCGGATCATACTCATCCATGATCTCCGTAATCTGGTAGTTCATGAAGTCCTTCACGCGCTGCGCCTGATCCTCAAGGATCTGGTTCGACGCACCGAGAATCTGTGTCCGCACAGGACCACCTGCCGGCAGCATCTCCTTGTACGCCTGCGCCTGAAACTGCGTGACAGCCTCACTCAACAGCGGATGATGCACACCACTCGCACCAAGGAACGGCTCATTACGCTCCTCGTAATTCACACCCAACAGCTTCAAGCCCTTGGATATCGACTCTTCCCAATCCTCACGAGACTCCTTGTCGTCGTCAATCTTGTCCCGAAGATCCGAGGACAACGATCCGAGGACGGAATCATCAAGAATCTCCGCCAGATTAGCATTGTGGTCGTACATCGGAGCTTGGACCTCGATGCTTTCTTCCATGCCAGCAAGCTCAATACCCTCGGGGAGCATGTCTTCTGCGGGAAGTTCGACCATCATTTCTTCTGGCAACTGGTCAGCCGGGCCACCAGCACCCATTGCCATGTCTACCATCTGCGGAGGGAGTGCCATTAAAAGGTTCCTTTGAACGTGCCGCCACGGGCCTTCATTACGGCGCCGTTCTTTTTGGTTGAACGGTTGAGCGGGCTATCTGATTTAATCAGAACATCCCTGTTTTCCCGAGCTTTGGCTTTCTGCTCTTCCGTCAAGAAAGGATGCCCCATAATTCTGCGGTAGGCTTTCTGGCCCCGGGTCAGAGGAGTCGGGGTTGTTGTCTTTTTTCCATCGGCCATCAGCTTATCCCTGTCTGTGTGTCAAGAGTATAGTCGAAACATGTTGCCGATTCCAGAGCGCAGGTCTACCTGCCCGCCCTTGGCGTAGCGGCGTGGAATCCCTAGCTTATCTATCGATGAGATGTCTATATACAGAACCGGTTGCGTTACCTGTGCCTCATCCCCGATCTCGCTGAGATGATTCCCCACAAAGTCATCCGGAGAAATGAGGCCCGACTTCAAGTTGGGGAATTTCTGCTTGAGTTCTTTGATCACCTTCTCCGGTGCATCCTTATACACCGTTTTGAAGAACCCCTCGGGACTTACTCCTCGAAGTTCTGCAAGATCACGGTAGTCGGGGAAGTAAATTCGTTCTACGCCTTCGTTTACCGCGTCATCAACCGCCATGAAGATATTGTGCCGCGCTGCTTGCAGCGGAGTATCAAACGGCTGGTTGGGGACAAGCTGTGCTGGAGTACCCGGAGCCATTTGCCGGACCAAGGTCATCGGCAGAAAGTTAACTCTCGATGCGTATTCAAGGAAAGCGCGGCCATTATCACTAAGCGCCCCGGCTTTCTCATCAAGGTTTTTAACAACCATGTCAAAAGTCTTCGCTTCGTAATCATCCCTGAGATCACTCTGCCGGCTAAATAGTTCCCCCCGCTGTTTTTGAAACCGATCCCGCTGACGAATGTTACTTAAATAGCTTCTGTAATCCTGATCAATGTCGCGAGAAACCGAATCTAACATACGACCAGACATGCTCTGAGACATCACCGGGCGTAACCGCGCAGACTGCGCGGTGTGGATTTCTCGCACTCCAGCCCCGAACGGTGTTCCAAAAACTTGGTTGTTCTTGTGGAAGTCATAAATCGCGTCGTCTAGTTCTCTCGACACCTTCAAAGCTACAAGATCGGGCATCTTGGCCACCGACTCAAACAGCCCATACAACACGGTGTTAGAGGGATCCGGGCCATACTGCGCCCGCAGATCCTCACCCGTACGCTTCGAAGCCTGATCCAGCACTTCATCGCGAATCTGTATAGGAGTCATTGTAACAGCGCGAGTGATGATGTCTTTTATTTGATTAGCGTTAAACTCCGTCCCCTGTGTCTTTCTCAATGTGTCCGTCACAACACCCTGCATAAAGTCGGGCATCGCATTCGAAATGCGAGAATCCACCAAAACCGAAGACACCGGCTGACCAGCAATTAAACCTTCTACTGTCTCTTTACCCGCCGCCCGAAACTCTTTCACACCGTCCTGTTTTTTCCGTGCAACGTCTGTCTCAAACCTCTCTATCAACTCCAACATGCCGTTGCGGCGACCTTCAGCCTCGTACAGCTTAGAAGCCGTCGTGGTCATTTCATCCCCAGCCTGCTGCTGAAGAGCATACTCAGGACTTGCCCGCATCTTCTCGATCTTTGCGTCAAACTCCCTAACCTTTTCAGGCGTTAGCTCAACAAAAGCAATTTTCCTCAGTCCTCTCTCGCCACGCTCTCGTGCCGTCAAGCTCTGAAGAACATCAAACTGATTCTCCTCGATCACCCGACTAACGCCGCCACTTGCATCGTTGTGATCGCTGTACCGAACGTGAGCGACGTTACCCGACTGATCCCGATAGTGTGACAGCACATGGCCCCCCGAGGCCGAATGCGCGTTTCTGTTGTTAATGGTTATCTCGCCATACCCAACCTCAGAGTACGCGCCATCATCCATAAATCGCTGGGTGTCGCGATAAGACACATCATTATTGTCCGCCGTATATTTGAACGTCTGGATGTCCGGCGCGTACTCTTTCATGTACTGCTGAACCTCGGCAACCGGAATCTTGCGGTTCTTGTTCTCCGGCTTCGCCAAGAACGTCGCCAAGCCACTGGCCTTCATCTCTGCCTTCGTGACAGATGGCTGCTTCGGCAGACGCGCCAGATACTGTTCGCCAGTCAAACCCTTCGTCGGAGATGCGTTCATCACACGCTCGGCATTCGCCAGAGCGTTCTCAATAGGCGAATAGTCCGCCGTAGGCATATTCAACCCAAGCACCGGATCCTTGGTTACCGGGTTGATGCCGCCAGGACCAAGGTCCGAGGCCGGCTTAATTAGCTCAACCGTGCCCGTCTCATCGTATTTAACACGACTACCCGGCTCACCGACCGTCTTCTCAAGAGGCGAAGTTACACCTGTCTCGACATCGAATACCGTAGCACGAGGCTGCTCTGCTGCATCTAGCTGGATGTCTGTTGCGCCTCGGATCTCGGACCCCGAACCGCGTTTCATGAACTTGCCGACCATGGGGGCAATGCCCTCCATAGCCTTTTCGCCGACCTTACCAGCTACAGCACCCGTCGGAGCACCAAGAGCCGCGCCCAAAGCACGACCTTCCGCGCTCTCACCAGTGCCGGCACCATAGATCGCACCCTCAATCGCACCAACCCGCGCCGCACCACGGATACCAAGAGAAGCAAGACCCGCACCGCCAGCCACAGCCGTCGGGACAGCGCCAGCAAGCTCACCGGCAAAGGCAGAAACAGGGTTGGTTTCTTGAAATCTTGCGAGGTCCGCGCGGATCTTTGCGACTTCTTCGTCGTAGGTTCCTGCGCCGAGAGCACGAATACCGGCCTCGATCTCGTCGCCGAATCCTAAAGTTACCCCCTGACCGATGCTTCGGCCAAGACCAGTAAAATAATCGCCATAAGTTTCAGCCATTACGCCAGCCTCGTCGGCTTCCGCTTTTCAGGAAGCATGATTTTTGAGAACCTGTTCGGGACAAGCCGGATGCGAGGGCTAGTAGTAGTCCCTTTTCTTGGACGGGAGCCAGTCTTCAAGTTCTTCACCTTGCAAACTAATGAAACCACCCTGCCTAAACCGCATCAGGGCCATCGTCATGCTATCACAGAAGTCGTCATGATCACCATTTGGAAACGAAGCTACTTCCTCGATTACCTCGTCAGCGAACTTCTGCGCGGCAGGATACCAAACTTTTCCTGATTCGAATATAGGAGAGGCCATATGCATACGTGTGGTCTTGTCCACACCGCCGCCACCCTTCTTGCGGCCCGGCGAGAAGGTGATGACAGGGAGGTTCAGTAACCTCATCTCGTCAGCAAGGGGCTGACCGGTGGCTTTCGCCTCGATCAGCATCATGTCAGGTTCCCAATACTCATTTTCTTCCTGAGCTATCTGCTTCAGTTCAGGAAAGTTCCAACGACCACGTTTCGCGTCTAGTAGGATCAGGTGCTGATCACCATTGCCGTGCGGTTCAAACACACCCCACGTCGTGATCGCCGAGAAGTCAGCCGTCTCTTTCTTGCTATAAGCGGTGTCATAGGACTGGATAATGTAGTCCAGCTTGGGAATATCCTCTTCTTCCCACGCATTCCACCACTCCCGCTAGATGACAGCGGTTTCCTCAGATACCGGGTTCTGTTGCCACTGCGCGTTCCATTTGCCCACGGACAGGGCAGCTTTGACCTTCAGTAGCTCTTCTTTTTTCCAGAATTCAGGC